AGTGGATGCTCAGCAATTGCTGAGCATCGCAGGCTGCGCGTTGATGGTGATGGTGCTGATGCGCACCGGCGGACGATAGGTGAAGTCGATCCAGAGCTTACCCGGAATGCCTTGGCACTTCGGAGCAACCTCGAAATCGGTCTTCAGCTGAATGTCCTGATCGATGTTCTCGAATTCCGAGAACAGGTACCCGACCTGAGATTTCGCCCAAGCCCGGAACTGACCAAGAATCATGCGCGGGTTGGTGCCTCGCACACCGGCAGGCACCGTGGTGTTCTTGGTGAACAGGCCAAGCCCCACCACTTGACCAAGCGCAATCGCCGCCTGATCGGCAGTCGCAGCAGCGAGCCGCCGCGAGTTGACGTTCCACCACGTCGCGTTCAAACGACCGTTCTCGTCGTAACGGTTGTTGGTGGAGTCGTTGACGACCATCGGCTGGGTCATCGCGCCGGTGCCGCCCTGAAGCGGAACGGTGACGACGAAGCCCGTGGCCTGAAGCAGCTGCTGCTCTTCGAACGTGAAGCACTGGAAGCAGGCTTCCGGCTGACGCAGGCAGGCGAGGATGCCGAAGTTCGGACCCTGCACTGACATCTCCGGGTGATCGATGGTGATGCAGCAGGAGTGCGCCGCATAGGCCGCCGCCTTCAGCCAGCCGACAACCGGGTCGGACCAGCAATGGGCGATACGGGAGACCTCTGCCGAGTTGGTGTCGGCGGCGAGGATCTGACCGAACGAGCCGTAGTTGTAGGTGTAGCCATGACCGAAGCACTGCGGCTTGTCGCACGACCACGCGGACGCGATGTAGGCGATCATGTTGTCCTGCCAGTCATCGTTGGCATAGAGCATGCCGATGCAGCAGTAGCAGCACTCGCCGAGAATGGCGTCGTAGTTCGGCAGAGCATAAGCGGTATGCGAGCCGATTACAGTCTGCGCCACCGTCATCTCGATCCCGGCCGGAGCGTAATCACGACGCTGATGCCAGTTGTAGATGAAGTTCGTGGCGTTGCCGACAGTGCCCTTGTTCTTGTACGTCAGCGTGATGGCACCGCCAGCTGCGACGGCATCCATCGGGAGACCGGCTTCGCTGTTGAGCGACAGCGCCACGTTGGTCGCGATCTCATCCGCCGTGTCACCTTCGTGCACGCGCGTCGAAGTGTTGTAGCGGCCATCGACCATGAACAGGTCGACGCGGCCGTCGCTCTCTGCGGTGCCGGTGAAGGTCAGCACGTACGCCGCAGCCTGCTCAGCACCAACTTCAGCGTCCTTCCACGGCAGAGCGTAAAACTCCATCGCGTGGTTGGGGCAGCACAGGAACGCGGTCTTGAGACCTTCGCCGATGATGCTGCCTTCTCCGAACAGGAGATCGGCATCACGCAGCGACGGGATCTTGAGCAGGGCACCGCTCTCGGCAGTGCCCGTGTCGAGCATCTGACCTTCGATCAGAATGCGGCACTTGCTCTTGTAAGCGTTCAACGAAGGGTCGAAGCAGATGCGGATCGCGCCGGACCGCAGGCTGTCGATTGACATGGGGTCGCTCCTTTTCGCCGGGTCGGCGGGTTAGTGGTTTCAGTTATCGCGAGGCTTGGGGGCACCAGTACCGGGAGCTTGCTCGCCGGTCGGCTGGATGGTGTGACGGCCGCCGCCGGGCACAGGTGCCGTCGGGCCTTTCTCTACCGTCTTGGATTTGCTTTGCGACGGCGGGGCTTTCGGATCCAGCCCGCCTTCGACTTCGATGTCTTCCCAGTGTTCGGCAAGCCGCCGAATGTACGGATTGTCGGTCACAGGGACGAACTTGTCCTCTGGAATCATCTTGCCTTCGAAGAAGGCTGCCCGTCCGGGCTTTGTCTTCACATAGATCATGGCCATGTCCGGCCTCCTTTGCGGCGGGGTTGAAAAATGAGTCTTCACTGGCATGGGTCTTCGTCTTCCAGACAGTCAGGATCGCAGCAGTCCGACAACGGAGCACACATGTTGAACTGAATGCCCTTGATGATCTGGACATCCTCGTCCATCACCCGCGGCGCGACCCAACGGAAGTACGCCATGAAGGTGAACGTCAGCGTCACGGCCAGAGGCTCAGCCTCGATGGTCATGCCACGATAGGAAATCATCTCACAGCCCGGTGGCTCCCAGCGACCCATCTTCCACAGCAGCGTGTCGCGGATCTGCTCGTAATCGTAGTAGCTCCAGAACGGCGTCTCGGTGCCGTTGGCCTTTTTATAGCGCGCTGGCTCAAGCCAGAAATCGACGATGAACGTATCGGTGATCTCGAAATTATCGAGGTTGCCCTGCTCGTTCGGATCCGCGGTCGAGCGTATGAACGCGACCATCACCAACGGCAGTGTCGGCACATTATCTTTAGTGATCGACACTTCGGACACGGCCAAAGCACGGCCATTGGTCTCAGGAAACCACTGCGCTAGCTGTTCAGCTAGCGCAGGTAGAAACTTCTGCTTTGCGGGGGATACCCGGGCATCCATCTTACGCAGATTCTTCCTTATTGTCGTCCTGATCAAGCGCGAGCTTGATGTCGTCGACTGTGCGCTGATGCTTCGCACTCAGCTGCTGAGCGATCTGCTCGTTGTTGAAACCTTGCGCCTTCAACGCCTTTGCAGCGGTGCGCAGTTGCTCCTGCTCCTGCTGCTTTTTCTCTTCCTGCTGCTGCTCTTGATTTTCGTCACTCATTGTAGCGTCTCCCTTTGTTAACCTCTTGTCCACTCAACCCACTTGCCAAGACGGCTGTGGCTCATGCCCTCTTTCAGCGCGTTGTCACTCATTTTCCGGCGGGCCATCTTGCTGGTGCCGTTTCTCAGGAAGCCTGAGTATGGCATGCCGGTGCCAATAGTCACAGAATCGGCCGTGGTCTCGTGACGGATCGAACCCTTCAAGCCACCGGTCCTGCTGTTCGGCCACGCCCCCGGCGCACTGGGCGGACGCCAGCGCCCCATCCCGCTCCGAAATGCGTCGGTCCCCGAGACGCCGATATCGTTCAGCCACCGGTGGATCTCCTCCTGCTTCTTGCGGGCATGGAAGCGACCCCACGGCGAGAACTCGATGGTGAACCCGCTCATAAATCAACTCGCGTCGGCTGCGGCGCGAACGCGCCCTGCGGCGGGTTGACCATGTCTGAGATCTCGATCAGGCGCGTCGTCAGCACCAGAAACTTGTCCGGCTCCGAGACGCCAAGCACCTTGTACCAGCGCGGCGCGCTCTTGAGGAATTCCTCGTAGACGTAGGCCGTATTGGTGACGTTATCGACCAGACCATTCCTGATCGTGATGGCGTGGGTCGCCTTGGCGACCGGGTCCATGATCGTGTAGCCCTGCTGCCCGATGAAGAACGGCAGGCCGTAATGCGACTTGATTCGCGCCCAGCACCAGATCACTTCGGTGCGCACCAACTCCATCGTCTGGCCGTCGAGCACGACGTCCTTCTGGGTGCACAGCGCGATACGGTGCTTCATCTCGTTGATTTTTGGTGCGCCGGGATCTTTCACTGGCTACCAAGCCTCGTTGTCCAGAATGCGCCACGTCTCGATGGCTCCCGAGATCATGGCGATGTTGTTGCTGCCCTGAAGACCGGCGAGACCGGCGCGGGTCTCGATTCGGCTGCGTTGGGTCAGCAATTCGTCGCCGGGATGCTCAATTGCCCATGTCATAAACTGTAACATTCCGAGAACGACCGTGGTCGGCACGTCTTCGGCCGATTTGTAGCCCGCCCGGTAGGTCGCCAGCATGCCGCCGTTGACCGCCCACGGCTTGGCGCAGGGATCACAACAGTTGGTCAGGTCGATCATGTCCTTCTTGATCGGCACCTTGATCTTGCGGCTGCCGGGGACGACCTGAAACGTGGCGTTGTCGACGATGTGGGTACCGCCGTAGAGATAAACGTAGCCATCGGCGACCGGGTACTGGAGCCGGTGCGTGTAGTAGGCGACGTAGGGCCGGAGCCGGTTCGGGGCCGGGCCTTCGATAGGCTCCGTCACCGTGCGCTGCACGCGCAGCAACAGACCCGTGTAGTGCTCCGCGGAGTCCAGCGCCGCACTGCGGTAGAGCCGCAGCTGCTCATCCGTGACCGACGGAATATCATCGATCTTGGCATGGCTGCGGATCATGTCGATCCCCAACCGCACGTCCCAGTCGAGCGGCTTCTCCTCGCCGATGGGGATCGGCGAGACGTCAAGCGGCTTATTGGGAACCTGTCTCAGCACGCCGTGATCCCGATATCGAAGCAGTCAGTCCGGCTGTAACAGGTGCAGGCGCAGTCCATTGCGGTCTGCAAAACCGTGAGACGCCAGACCTCGCACTCGTCGGCCGCCGGGGAGACCGAGATCGGGAAGCTGACGTTGAAGTAGCGGTTGTCGACCGTAGCCGGGCCGACGCTGATGTGAGGCGTGGCGACGATGTTGTCGGTATCGATGCCGATCCCGATCATCACCTCGAAAACGGTGCTGCTCTGGCCATCGCTGGCGGAGGCATAGAAACGATCCTCACCCTTGTAGTTGGCCATCGGCATGTAGGAGAACGCGCCGTCCTCCTGCAAATCCAGCTTGCCATGCTTGGCACCGTACAGCGGCAGCGCCTTGAACTTCAGCGGCGTCTGCTCCGGGTCGCGGATCATGTTGGTGAGGGTGTTCTCCAGCAACGTGTTGACGTCGACCGAGAACTTCGGATCGGAAACGATCTGCGGCGGCACGTTGTTGCCGACCGGCGTCGGACAAGTATCCATCAACTCGATCTGGAACTGGGGCGCGCAATGCAGCTGGCCAATCGGCACCGCCCACGTCGCGTAGCCGACCGAGACCTTGGTGACCGTGCCGGGTTGAAGGGTGAGCTTCTGGCAGCAGCACTTCATGCACTGGGCATCAACCGCAGTGTAATCCTCTACCGTAAAATGCCTCATGGCTGCGCTCCGTTGTTGGAAGTCCGGGGGCACAAGGCCCCCGGTATTTCAGTTCACAGCGTTACGGAGTAACCGGTGCCGGGCACTGGAAGCACGGCGGCGAAGCAAGCGGAATCGCTGAATTCGGCTTGCAGGCATTGCTACAACGAACTTGAATCATCGGTGGTCTCCTTTTCCCGTTTACGGGGCTTGGCTACCGGAGGCGGATCCGGCTCTTTCGCCGGGGCAGTATACGCCTCGACCTCCGCTTCCGTCATCGGCCGGGCGTAGCCATGGTTCACTAAATAACCGGCCGCATCGGGCGGCAGGCCAGCGAACATGGTGTCGCTAGGCCACTCGATACGGACAGGGTCAGCGAAGTAAGCCGGACGGTAATCGAACCACTGCGTGTCCGTTCCACGTCCGGTCGCAACCTGCATCACAACAAGTGTTTCGGTGTCTGCCACGGTATAAACTTTCGCTTGGCCCAGTCGATCCAGCCCAGATCAGGATTGATCGTGCGGCTCAGCTTCACCTTGGCCAGCGGATCGGTCTTGTCGTCGACCTCCTGCATGACACTGATGAAGCCGTCGATATCGGCCTTGAATTTCAATTGACGATCCGACTGCTTGCCGACCAGCCGTATCGACAGCGGCGACAGCATGGTCGGTTGACCATTGGCTACGATGATGTCAGCGACGTGAGGCACGTAGGGGCTGAACTTGGCACCGTTCTCGGACGCAAACACGAACAACCGGCCCAGCTTGCCGGTTGGAGGAAGCGTACCCCGAATGACAACTTCGTCCCCGGGGGACACCCGTAGCATATTGCCGACCGGCACCCTCATCGACGGCCCGACAGGGTGACGACGATCTCGATCTTGCCGGTGTCGCCACTGACCGGGAACACCTTGACGAAGGCGTCCGGCTTGCACGGCAACGTGGCGGTACAGATGCCACCCTTCTTGACGCCTGCCGGAACGGTGACAAACGACTTGGTCGCAGGCACAGCACCCCACGACGCCGAACAGGTGAAGACCTCTTCGATATCGTGGAAAATACCCTCGACACATTGATCGGCATCACTCGGCGGCGCAGCACGGATCTCGAAAACCGCATCGGCAAGGATGTCGCTGTCAGCCTTGAAGGTGAAACCGAATCCGATGTGACGACGGATATCGATAGCCTTGTTGACGCCAGCAGACGCCCACGTGACTTGCCCCTCGTTCTGGTAGGCGACGTTGATCATGTTCATGGTGTCTTCCCCTGATGGAGCAAGCCGTGGCTGCCCTTGCGGACAGCCACGGTAGCTATTCCCGTTACCGCGGACCGGACAGGATCGCGACCGCCTGAACATTGGCGGCACCAACCCCGACCAGCTGAACAAAGGCATCGGGTTTGCACGGCAACGCAGCCGAACAGATCGAGCCTTTCTTTGCTCCGGCGGGCAGGACGATGGTTGCCTGCGGCAGCGGCTGGACGCCCCAGCCTGCTGTACAGGTCAGCACTTCTTCCACCGGCACGAAAGTGCCGGGGACGCAAGGGTCAGCATCGCTGGCCGGAGCCGACTGCACGTTGAACACAGCGTCCGCCGCCAAGTCAGCCATGACATGGAACGTGAAGCTGTAGTTGTTGTGCTTGCGGATATCGATTGGCTGGGCAGCAGTGCCAGACCAAGCGATGATTCCCTGATGCTGGGATGCACCGTTGAGGTTCATGGTTCAATACTCCTGATGAGGATGTTGCTGTGAAGCTTACGGGCCGACCGAAAGGATCGACGCCGCCGGGCAGCACGCAACGAAACCGCCATCTTCGGCACCGAACGAGTAGGCAACACACCACGCGGTGCTCTTGCCTTCCCACTGCTCGATCCAGAGCGGGCGCTTGTTGACGACATAGTACGCCTGTTTCCAAGCGCCTGTCGCCGCGATGAACGACCCGGTGACGAACGGCTTGGCAGGAGAACCGTCCAGCGTCAGGTTGTTGGTCGGATCGGGCAGGCAGTTGGAGATGCGGATGTTCTCACGAACGTCCG